GTTTGTTGCACCGCCGCCTCCAGAAAGAAGGTTTGTTCCAGCGCCACCTGCACATGCTGTCAGGTCAATGTATGCACCGCGAGCATCGCCGCCCTGCTCAAAAAAACGAATTTTGTTTTGGTATGAATCTACCGTGATTCCGCCAGCAAGTGTGGTATTTGTCGCGGCTTGAGCAAGAAATATTTCTCCGCCTTCGTCACCAGAAGAAGCAACAACAGAAAGTTTCCCACCAACTTTGAAGTTGTCGTCTGTTTTTAAGGTATCCGCCTCATCGCGGTATAGGTTTGTATCTCCGGTTCCTGAACCTGGTCCCCATGTAAGACGACCTCCGGCCTCAATTTTAAGGCGAGCATATGTGTCGGCATCTACAAAAACAGTTATGGCATCAGAACCAGAAGATGAGAGTTGTTTTACCGTTACGGGTACTGTGAATTTCTGTGCCACGACCTCAATCGCTTTCTATATTATTTATGGCCCCTCGAGGCCATTGATTAGGCTTTTTTGCCGAACGCGCTGTCTTTGGGGTTGAAGTAGCGCATTGCTACCGGAAGAAGGGCAGCCCACAGCGCATTCAGGGCAGCCTTTGGGTCGCCAGTTGATGCATACGTTGCGACCGCCGCGCCAATAACGCTTCTTGCATATGAAGCCAACATTGCTTTATGCTCATCTGTAAGTTTCATTTTTTCTCCAATTATCCGGTGACGACTATTCTGTAGTCGCCAAGCGAGACTGTTCCGTTGATTACGACTGTTACCTGGTTTGTGTTGTCGCGGTCAACATCCGCAATTACAGTCATTCCAGTAGAAACCTCATATACCTGAACAATAACATCAGATGTTCCGAGGTTGTGTACAACTGTTGTTGTCGAAACACCAAGGGAAGAAGCAGCGCAGTTTTGTGCAGAAATTCTTGCTAGAACTGGCGTGCTCGTTGTTAGGCCAGATGCGGATGTTTCGGCAAGGTTTGTTCTAGCTCCAGAGGCAGTTGATGCCCCAGTACCGCCGTCGGTAACAGCAATATCTGTGCCGTTCCATGTGCCAGATGTGATTGTTCCGACAGTGGTGATGCTATCGTCACCCGTATATGTGCCGCCAGCAACAGCAGCCAATGTTGAGTTATAAGCCTGGACATCAGTTCCGATAGCCAGACCGAGCGTTGTGCGCATGTCTGACGTTGATGAATCATCGAGAAGTGTTCTTGCCGTTGAGGTAAGGTCTGTAACTGACGCGGTTCCGGAACCAGTGAAGTACGGAAGTTTGTTTGCAGCAGAAGTTAAACCAGCAAGTGCAGCAAGTTCAGCATCGTATGCTTGAACATCTGTTCCAATTGCAAGACCAAGATTTGTTCTTGCGGTAGCAGCATCGGAAGCACCAGTACCACCAGCACTTACGGCTATATCAGTGCCATTCCAGGTGCCGGTCGTAATTGTTCCAACTGTTGTAATTGTGTTTTGGCCAGCATAGGTTGAGGCAATATCGACACTATTTGCATTTGCGGTTATGCGGTCTGCTGTGCCAACAACATTTATCGTTGAGCCCGATTTTGTAAGACCATCTCCTGCCTCAATTGAGCCGGCACCAGAGAACTGGGCAAAGGTTAAGCTGGTCGTACCTAGGGTTATTGTGTCGTTAGTTGTAAGAACCCATCCCGAATCAGCATTTGCAGTTCCCTCTTCAACAAATGTAAACATTCCGGCTGTAACTTCTGCGCTTGTATTTGCATCGTCCGCCCTTGATGGTGCGCCAGATGCCGCAACAACGTAAATACCGTTTTCTGATGCGGTATCCTGGTTTTTAACAAGTACGCGGTTTCCCGTAGCAAGAGTTACGCCATCAATTATGTCGCCATTTTCCAGGCCGGAAGAAAGAGTAATCGCTTCAGTAGTCGCCACGCGGACGGATGCCTTGACATCAAGACCAGTTCTTGCCGAGTCAACATACCCCTTGGTAGCCGCATGGCCAGCCTCAGTTGGGGTTGCTACGCTAATATTGCCATTTGCGTCTCTTTTAACAAGCTTGCTGGCTGTCGCCGCATCTGTTGCATCATTGAGCATGTTCCAGAACGTGCTTGAAAGTAGACCGGCGCTATCCGTATCGGCGAGGTTGAGCGTTACCGTGACTGTTCCGCCAGATTCGCTAAAAGAAACTGCATCCGTATAAGAACCGCCAGCCGAAAGACCCGTTATAAGCTTCTTCCACGCACTTCCCGTGTGGTAACGGACTGTGTCATCCGTTGAGTTGTAGTACATCCGGCCTTCAAAATTATTTGAAGCTGGGTCAGAAGCAAGAACCTCAAATGTTGCATTCAGAATCTGATTCTGATTAAGGTCTAAATTTGTAACAAATTTTGTTGCCATGTTACCTGCTTATGTCAGATATGCGTATCCGGAAAATGGGGCCGTGAACTCGACTGTTATTTGCGAATCACTATTATATGTTACCTCACCAATTACTACGGTTTCAGCAGAATCAACGATGGTTATTGATGGTCTTCCGCCCAAACTATGTGTGATTACCCACGTCTGAGAGGCAACTGCTTGCGTATGTCTTTGGCGCCTGGTATTCCCACCTGGAGCAGAAAGCCGAACAACAACCTGGTTTGGCGCGTCTTGATTGACAACAACTTTATTTGCTGTATCTTCCTCAACAATAACGCGGTTTGGGATACTGTTGCTCACCTGGTTACCTCTGGGCTCAGGTTAAATATTCCCTGCAAAATTCTTGACACGGTTCCGGTTGGCGAGATTATCTCAATGTCATATACGCCACTTGTGTTTACAGACGCTGTTACCGAGGCGCTTACGTCTATGTAAATCGTATTTGTTTCGCCCTCTACTGGATTTATTGTCAAGGCTCCATTTTCTGTTGTCAAGCTCAATAGGAATGCCGTTGAGTCAATTGTTCTTCTGACTTGCATTCGGGCCGTATAGCCAGTTAGGTCAAACGCCTCGTAGGTCTGCCCTGTTGGGTCTTCCGTTAAATCCGGTTGCTCAATTTGAAGTACACGGGTAAATGTAGACCCCTGTTGGCAGGTCATGTTGTAGTTGCCAGCAAGCATCAGTTTTACCTCCAAAATGCACTACTGATTGTAGATTAACTTAGGCCCCACGCGCTTAAAGTGTTAAAATCATTTGTTCAATTTCTTCTATTACGCCCGGTAGACAGAGTAGTATCGCACCGTGAGATGCAAATGAAAAAACCAAACAAACCCACTGTCGCATTCTTGACACACGACTGGTCGTGGGGTACTGACCCTCTTCAGCCGAACGGCTGCGCCTGGTATAGGTGCAAACTCCCATCAGACGAGCTAAACAAGAGGGGGTGGATGTCTGCTGTTGGATTTCCCGGTTTTAACGAAAAACGCGGGTTTGGCATGCTTTTGTCGGATAATCAAGCCGTCCACGGTTGGGACATAATTGTTTTTAAACTCTTGATGCAAAAAGAAATATTAGAAGCAATCCCTAAAGCTCAAGCTCTTGGCCAAAAAATTATAGTAGATATTGACGATTGGTTTGACGGGCTGTCTAAAGCAAACCGGGCATACAAAGCAACCGACCCAAAAGAAAACCCTGACTCAAATAGACAAATTTATTCGGAAATAATCATGGCGGCCGATGCTGTGATTACTTCAACTCCGTTTTTGTTTGAAAAATATGGAGCGAGACGCGACAACGTCTTTATGGTTCGTAACGGCATTGATAGCGATAGATGGAAGCGCCGGCCATTTATGACAAATAAGGCTATCCGGGTTGGATGGGTTGGCGCCACGCATTGGCGCTCTAACGACCTAGAGCAATTGCGCGGTTTTATGGGCGACTATATCAGGGATAGAAAACTTTTTTTTCATCATTCCGGCCATAACGATGGTGCGCCAATGGCACATTCAATGCTTGGGGTGGAGCAAAGATTATCAAAACGCTTTCCAATGATGCCGATATTGTCTTATCCGTCTTTATTCCGTGATATTGATATAGGGATTGTCCCGCTAAACAACATCCCCTTTAATCACGCGAAGTCATTCATTAAGGGCCTTGAATATGCAGCAGCTGGCGTTCCTTTTGTATCTTCATATTCACCCGAGTACCAATATTTAGCAGATAATGGAATAGGTCGTGTCGCAAAGACGGACGAGGAATGGGTTTATCATCTCGATGAACTTTTGGATTATCGGAAGCGGCGAGATGACATAGAGGAGAATTTTGCAATTTTGCCGAATTTTTCAATGACAGCCAGGGGTGACGACTGGGACGCAACAATGAGATTTATAAAGGATAAACTGTGACAAACGCCGATATACAGTGGACTTTTGGAATTGTCACTGGATTTGAAGACATTGACCGCCTCGTTGAAATTATTGAGTCAATACGTCAACTGTCAATACCTGAATATGAAATATTAATAATTGGCGGTAACGCACCAGATGTTTTTGACAGCTATAGCGATGTGCGCATAATTGATTTTGATGAAAACATTAAACCCCGATGGATAACTAAAAAGAAAAACATACTTTGCGCTGAATCTAGGTATGAAAATATTATTTTAATGCATGATTATCATATTTTTGAACCGAATTGGTATATTGAATTCAAGTCATTCGGCACGGAGTGGGATATATGTTCCTGCCCGCAATATCTAATTACTGGCGCAAGAAATCCGATGGATTGGTCCCTATGGGACAAACCTGGACACGGTAGGGCTTGGTCGCTTGATTACTCAGACTGGACGCAAACGCAGTACATGTATATATCTGGTGGGTTTTTCATAGTCAAAAAACATGTAATGCTCGACGAACCACTGGACGAGACGCGCGGATGGAATGAAGAGGAGGATGTCGAATGGTCAATGAGGGTTAGAAATAAATATGTCATGAAATGTAATGGCAAGAGCATTGTTCGGCACAACAAATGGCATAGACACGCAGGACCTGAGCCAGAATGAATCCGCAGAAAATTATTATTTTTGACCTAGATGGCGTTCTTATTGACTCGCGCGACGTTCATTATGAATCACTCAACCGTGCATTATTGAGCGTTGACCCCAAATACGTCATATCCCGCGAAGAGCATCTTTCCACTTTTGACGGACTGGGTACTACTAAAAAATTAGAAATGTTGACTGCTTCAAAGGGCTTACCCCCTGATGCACATCAGTCAATATGGGAACAAAAGCAAAAAGCGACGATAGAGATACTTAGTTTATTGCCGAAAAACGCGAATGCAATAGACATTATGCAGACCCTTCGCTCGGACGGGTGGAAAATTGCCGTTGCCAGCAATGCGGTGCGAGAGACGGTAATAACCGCCCTTCATGCAATAGGGGTTTTGCATATGGTTAGCTACGTGATGAGCAACGAAGACGTAAAACACCACAAACCCCATCCAGAAATGTATTGGAAATGCATGATTAGCCTCAATGCCACGCCGGCCTCAACAATTATTGTTGAAGATTCTCACATTGGCAGGGAGGGGGCCATGGCTTCTGGTGCGCACTTATTTGCAATTAAGGATTCATATAGTCTTGATAAGGAGAGATTGCTGAAAATGGCATCCGAAGTAAATGCAAGTCAACGGGCCAAAGTTGCATGGAAAAATGAAAAAATGAATGTCCTCATACCGATGGCTGGAGCTGGTTCTCGGTTTGCCCAGGCTGGGTACACATTTCCGAAACCACTTATTGAAGTCAATGGAAAACCGATGATTCAGGTTGTGGTTGAAAACCTGAATGTGGATGCTCATTTTATTTTTCTAGTGCAAAAAGAACACTATGAAAAATATAACCTCAAACAGCTTTTGAACCTTATTAAACCTGGTTGCGACATCGTGATAGTTGATGGAATGACAGAGGGTGCCGCATGTACAACCCTATTGGCGGCAGAGTTAATTGATAACGACTATCCACTACTCATGGCGAACTCGGACCAGGTTGTTGAGTGGAATAGCAATGAGTGTTTGTATGCATTTGACGCCGATGAAATAGATGGCGGAATACTCACATTTAAGGCAACGCACCCGAAGTGGTCATACGCAAAGCTGGGACCTGATGGTCTTGTGGAAGAAGTTGCAGAAAAAAATCCAATATCGGATAACGCAACTGTTGGTATTTACTATTGGAAAAAGGGTTCAGATTACGTCAAATATGCAAATGAAATGATTGACAAGAACATACGCACAAATAATGAATTCTACGTGTGTCCAGTTTTCAACGAAGCAATTGCAGATGGTAAAAAAATACGTGTCAAAGAGGTGCCAGAAATGTGGGGAATAGGCACACCGGAAGACCTTAACTATTATCTGGAGAATCACAAGTGAGCAAAAATAAACTAGATTATTTAGCAATGCAGAATAATTATTACGATGAGTATGCAAGTCAATGGTCTCTTAATTTTAGGGACCCAGTTGTTGGTTCATATGATGCACATAACGCATGGAGCGACTATGACAACTTCCTGTTTAAAGACTTTAATACACTTGGGCTTAATGCCCTTGAGTACGGATGTGGACCCGGACGTAACCTAGTCAAGTTTTCTAGCCGTTTTGCAAGGGTAGATGGTGTAGATATATCTAGCGTCAACATCGAGAAGGCAAAAATTAATCTTGAGCACAATGGTATTTACGGCTCAAACCTGTACGTTACAAGTGGTGACAATATCTCCATGGTAGACAACGACGTATATGATGTTGTTTTTTCTGTTATATGCTTTCAGCATATTTGCTCCCATGAAATAAGATTTAATATTTTAAAAGATATACATAGAGTTTTGAAACCAGGTGGAAAGCTTTGTTTCCAGATGGGCTATGGGGGAAAAGGGGAAATACCAACAGCTGGTTATTTTGACAACGTATTTGATGCGGTGAGCACGAACGGCCACGCCGATGTAAGCATTACTGATGAAACAGATATACAACAAGACTTGGTTGAAAAAATCGGATATATCAACTATAGGTCAGATATTAAAGAAACCGGTCCTGGGGATAATCATAGAAACTGGATATGGGTTCAGGTTGAAAAATGAAATTAATTTCTCACCGTGGGAATCTGTCCGGTCCGAACCCAGAAGCAGAAAATACTCCAGAAGCAGTTGATGGCGCTTTAAGGCTAGGTTTTGACGTAGAGGTGGATGTGTGGGTTATAGGCGAAAAACTTTTCCTGGGCCACGACTTTCCCTCTCTGGAGATAGAAGAGTCCTGGGTGAATGAAAGGCGTCAATTTTTATGGATTCACTGCAAGAATGCCGATGCTCTTTCGTATTTCGTAAAACGCGATTGTAACTGTTTTTTTCACGACGTTGATGCGTATACATTGACCCTTGATGGGTATATATGGGCTTACCCAGGCATGCCTGCTTCTGGGGAAAAATGTATTGCTGTCATGCCTGAATATATAACCCACTTAGCCGACTTTGATTCATCAAAATATTTTGGTGTCTGCTCTGACCATGTTTTAGAACTAAGGAAAGAAAATGATTAAAGAAATTGATTACAGCAAACATTTTGTTATTGGCACTCCACTCGTTGCATGGAAGTGTGATGCCAAAGAACATCTTGACTGGATTTCCAACAGAGCACAGATTTCTGAGCGATTTCCAAACGTAAAATGGTTTGCTGCCCTCGAGCTAGATGCGCGGGGTATTGAACCATTCCATGAAGTAATTGACGCACTGCGCGATGTAAATGGTGATTATTGGACGTATTCAATAAACGATATGCAGCCCGACGTAACTGCCAGTAATCGTTGGATTCGGATTGAAACTGGGCGTAATCTAATTCGTGAATTTGCACAAAGACATAGAATTACATCTGGCCATCACTGGGGCGAGGACTGTACGGAAGAAAATATTGGAGTTGTTAACTATCAGGCAATTTTGTATATAGACTCAGACATTCACCTGGACGCAGATATCGTTGAAAAAATGCTAGAAGTCGATAGGCCTCTTGTTGGGGTAAATGTTCCCCAATACGGCCTTTCCGGTAAAACAATCAGCACTGAGCCACCAATTGAAGAACACTGGACAACCGCTGGAGCCCTCCTGGTTAACGCGCCAGCTTTTTACGATTTGCCCTGGTACCACAACTCATATTTGAACCTAAGCGACGACCCAACCTTTCAATCAATGGCGGAGCGCCTTATGCGCAGGGAGGGCGTAGACAATTTGCCAGACACCTATGGGATGACATGGGTGAGAAAAGACGTAAATGCTCAGCATAAAGGTGAGCTCATTCCCGTTGAAGATAGAAAAATTGCTCGGCGTTCAATTTAATTCACAATTTTCTCGTTGTATTTAAGGCATTGCTGAAACAAATAATGCTGTAAAATTTCCCTGGGCGTATCGGGGGAAAAATGGGCGGTACTTTTACGCGATTATGCAGGCTGGCTATATTAATGCCGGCAATTCTAGCAATGTTGATTGCCGTATCGTCGGTTGGCAATGCAAGCAATGAGCAGGTGTCCTCTGCCTATTTACCTGGCCTCAGTTTAAACGTGTATGACAACTACTGGTACAACGGCTCACCGCCACTCCCGTCTGAATCTGGTCGCCCACTGATTGGAACAATGACAGTGGAGCAGGTCAATCAAGACTATGACTCGTCTCCAGTTTTTCAAATCTATGAAGATTTTATTTCTGAATACTCCGGCTATATAACGTCGCCAATTACTTCCAACATATCATTTTATCCGTCGGCAGACGACGGAACTAAGCTCTTAATCAACAACACACTTGTTGACGACAACTGGTACGACAAGGGCTGCTGTGGTCAACCAACCGCACCAATATCATTTGTTGCCGGCGAACCACAACTGTTCAAACTTTGGTTTTACGAAAATGGCGGCGGTGCCTGGGTTCAGCTTTATTGGGATATAGGTAATGGTTGGGAACTTGTTCCGGCAACTGCTTTTACAGTTGGACCAGAGCCAAATCCAATCTTTGTTCCAACAACAACCACAACAAGTACTACTACGACAACAAGTACCACTACGACAACTACGACTAGCACTACTCTACCGGAGACAACTACAACTAGTCTTCCTCCTCAGGCACCGGAAACGACTCAAAGCCCTTCAACGCTTCCAGAAGTTGAACCAGAAATACAAAGCACAACAACATCGCAAGAACCAACAGCG